CCATGGTGCCCACCCCGGAGGGGGGAACGCGGACCTGCTCGATCTGGTTAGTTATACCCCTCGGCAAGCGGCTTTTGTTGCGAGGCCGTTGATAATCCTGAGCAATTTGGCTTTGCCGTTTTCATTTCCGCGGTTTCCGCAGCGAACCAGGAGCCGCGAGGCTAGTGCGGAAATGGTTTTGGGGGGAAACTGCCGGTGATTCGCGCGGTCAAGGTTGGCGATGACAGCGGAAATGATCGGTTGCGTGCGCCGGCTATGGGCGACGCGGCGCCTGAACACAGCGCAGATTGCGAAGACGCTCGGCATCACCGAGGCGTTTGCCGAGCGCGTCTTGCACCAGGGGCTTGAGGAATGCCGACAGAGCCAGCCGCCGATGCCCGGGGACGGATTACCGTCGGGGCCTTGGCCCGTGTCTTCGAGCTGACGCCGGGCCGCATCCAGCAATTCGTCGAGGCCGGCGTGATCCCGCGCGCTGGGCGCGGCATCTACGAACTGATCCCCTGCGTCCAGGGCTACCTTCGCCATCTGCGCAAGCAGCTGGCCGACCAGGGCATGGGCTCGACCGATTACGTGACCGAGCGGGCGCGGTTGACGCGGGCGCGGGCCGACGTGGCGGAAATGGATCGCGGCATCTCGCGCGGCGAGCTCATTCCCGGCGATCAGATCGAGGCGGCGTGGCTCGAATTCGCCGGCATTGTGCGGCAGCGCATTCTCACCGTGCCCGACAAACTGGCGGCGCGGCTGGCGGCGGTGCGCGATCCGGTACAGATTGCGCGCATCGTCCGCACCGAGTTGACCGAGGCATTGGGTGACATCAGCAAAGACAAATCCAAACCGCCATCCACGACTGGCGCTGATCCTAAGGCGCGCGCTCGCAAGGATGGCACCGCCGCCGACGCAGACGGTTAGCGAGTGGGCCGACAGCGAGCGCATCTTGTCGCCCGAGGCCAGCGCCGAACCGGGCAAGTGGAATACCCACCGCGCCGAGTATCAGCGCGGCATCATGGACGCGGTCGGCGATGAGGCGGTGGCCGAGGTGGTGATCTACAAGGCGGCGCAAACTGGCTGCACCGAGATCATCAACAACGTGCTCGGCTTCCATATCGACCGCGATCCCTGTCCGGTGCTGGTGGTGCAGCCGTCGATCGACATGGCGGCGGTGTGGAGCAAGGACCGCTTATCGCCGATGTTGCGCGACACGCCTAGCCTGATCGGCAAGGTGCACGAGGCCAAGTCGCGCGACAGCAACAACACCATCCGGCAGAAGGCTTTCCCCGGCGGCCGGCTGGCGGTGATCGGCGCTAACGCGCCGGCCGGACTGGCATCGCGGCCGATCCGCCTGGTGCTGGCCGACGAGGTCGACCGTTATCCGGTCAGCGCCGGCAGCGAAGGCGACCCGCTTGCGCTGGCGCGCAAGCGGCAGATGACGTTCTGGAATCGCAAGACGGTGATCGGCTCGACGCCGACCTTGAAGAACTTTTCGACCATCGAGCGGGAATGGCAGGGCAGCGACCAGCGCCGTTATTTCGTACCCTGCCACGCTTGCGACCACCGCCAAACCTTGAGGTGGGAAAACGTGCGCTGGGACAAAGCGCCGACCGGCGAACACCGCGCCGACACCGCGCACTATGTCTGCGAGGCGTGCGGCGCCATCTGGACCGATGCCGACCGCTGGGAGGCGGTGCAAAAAGGCCGCTGGAAAGCGACTGCGGCCAATACCGGGGTCGCCGGCTTCCACGTCCCCGGCTTCCTGTCATCGTGGCTGACGCTGCAGGACATCGTGCGCGACTTTCTCGCCGCGCGCCACGATCCGCAATTGCTGCAGGTGTTCGTCAACACCGTGCTCGGCGAACCGTGGGAGGAGCGCGGCGAGACCGTCGACGCCGCCGGCTTCATGGCCCGGCGCGAGATCTACAGCGCCGACAGCGTGCCGGCCGGCGTGCGCATCATCACCGCCGGCATCGACGTGCAGAACGATCGACTCGAGGTGCAGATCATCGGCTGGGGCACGCGCGAGGAATCGTGGGTGCTCGACTACGAGATCATCTATGGCGACCCGGCGCAGGACTCGATCTGGCAGGACCTCGACGAGTATTTGCTGCACTCGTATTTGCTGGAGGACGGCCGCGAGCTGAAAGTGCGCGGCGCCTGCATCGATACCGGCGGCCATCACGCCAATCAGGTGTTCAATTTCTGCAAGCTGCGGCGCGGCCGCTCGATCTTCGCCACCAAGGGCGGCCCTGGTCCGCGTCCGGTGTGGCCGAAGCGATCGAGCTTTCAGAAGCGGGCGCGACAGCGCGAGTTCTGGCTGATCGGCGTCGACACCGCCAAGGACGCGATCTATGGCCGGCTGAAAATCAGCGAGCCGAAACCGGGCTATGTGCACTTTCCGGTCTCCGACATCATCAATCAAAACTATTTCGACCAGCTCACCAGCGAGCAGGCGATGACACGCTATCGCGAGGGCAAGCCGTACCGGGTGTGGGTGCTGCCGCCGAAGCGGCGGAACGAAGCGCTCGACACTTTCGTTCTGGCACTGGCGGCGCGGCTGGCCTTGCCGATACGGCTCGACGTGGGGCCGCCGCCAAGACCGGAGCAGCACACGACAGCACAGCCCGCGCCGTCACCCTATCCGCCACCACCACCGGCAGCGCCGCCGCGCCCTGGAGCCCCCATAGCTAGAAAAGCACTGCGGAGGGTGTTACGGTCGCCTTACATGAGCCGGTGATGCGATGACCGACGGCGTGATGACAGACAGCGCGATCGTTGCCGCGTGCTCGACCGACGACCTCAACACCATCGTCGCCGCGCTGGCCGGCATCAATGCCAAGATCGCCTCGGGCGTGCAAAGCGCCAGCTACGAGGGCAAGAGCACCACCTTCCGCTCGCTCGATGATATGCTCTGGGTCCGCAGCGACCTGTTGAACGCACTGGCCGGCTGCGGCGCCGGCGGCATGGTGCGGACCCGGCAGTACAAGACCATGAGCAGGAAGGCGCTCTGATGCCCACGCTGGCGCGAGCGCAGCCACCGAAACCGACGTTCTTTCAGAAGGCCCGCGGCCACGTCCGCAAAATGCTCGGTTACGAGTATTGGGGCTGGAATGTCGGCTGGCCGTCGCCGTCGCAGGGCCAATACGAGGGCGCCGCGCAGCGCCGCCGGCTGCGCAACTGGCAACCGGGCGAGGACTCGATCAACGCGCTCACCGCCTATGACGGCCGGCTGTTGCGGCGCCGCTCGCGCGATCTGGTACGCAACAATCCAATCATCGTCGGCGCGGTCGAGAGCTTCGTCGCCAATGCCATCGGCGTCGGCATCCGGCCGTCGCCGAGTAAGCTCGACAACGACACCAAGACCAAAATCCTTGAGAGCTTCGAGGATTGGCAGAAGTGTTGTGACACCAGCGGCATGACCGACTTCTACGGGCTGCAAGCCCTGGTCGGCCGCGCGCTGTTCGAGGCCGGCGAGATTTTCATCCGCTTTCGCGCCCGCTCGACCGACTATCTGTCGACCACCGAGCTGACGGTGCCGTTGCAGCTTGAGCTTCTGGAAAGCGAAATGCTGCCCTACGAGCGCAATCAGACGGCGCCGAACGGCAACCGCATCATCAACGGCGTCGAGTTCGATCGGCGGATGCGCCGGCAGGCTTATTGGTTCTACCGCCAGCATCCCGGCGACATCAAAATCTTCGGCATGAACAATCTGGTGGTGCGGGTGCCGGCCGAGCAGGTGTTGCATGTCTTCCGTCCGGTGCGGCCGGGGCAGGTGCGCGGCGTGCCGTGGACCTCGCCGAGCATGGTGCGCTCGCACATCCTCGACCAGTACGACGACGCCGAGCTGGACCGCAAAAAGACGGCGGCGATGTTTGCCGGCTTCATCACCAGTCCCGAGGCCGACGTGCTGCCGGAAACCAACTCGCCGGCGTTCCCCTATCCGTACAGCGGCCTCGGCGAGCTTGAGGCCAACTTGGAGCCGGGCACGTTGCAGGTGTTGATGCCGGGCGAGCAGATCAACTTCTCGGCGCCGGTCGACGTGGGCGGCACCTACGACACTTTCCAGTATCGCAATTTGCTGGCGATCTGCGGCGGCATCGGCGTGCCCTACATGAACGTCACCGGCGATATCACCAAGGCGAATTATTCGTCGTTGCGCGGCGGCATCATCGAATACCGGCGCCGGCTGGCGCTGCTCCAGCGCAGCGTCATCATTCACCAGCTCTGCCGGCCGGTGTGGCAGCGGTGGATTTGCGACGCGGTGCTGGCCGGCGTGCTGGAGTTGCCGGATTTTGTCGGCGAGCAGAAAAAATACTATCGTACGCGCTGGATCACGCCGGCGTTCGAGTGGGTCGACCCGGTCAAGGACGTTGAGGCCGAGAAGATCGCGGTCGATAACCTGTTTAAGTCACGCAGTGACGTGATCGAGGGCCTTGGCGAAGACCCCGAGGAAACCGATCAGCGCATCAAGGCCGACCAAGACCGCGCCGACGAGCTTGGCCTGCAGCGGCAAAAGAAGGACGGCACGCCGATTTCCACCGATGCCGACAAGGCCGCCGAGCAGCAAAAGAGCAGCTCGGGCTTTGGCGACGGCGGTGGCGGCGAAGGTGGCGGCGGCGAAGGCGACAGCGAGCCCTCGGGCGAGCCGAGTGATCCGGATCGTGAGCCGAGCGGCGAGCCGGCCGAGGCAGCATAAAGGAGCGCACCCATGCCAATGACGCCACGCGAGGACGAATCACAGTCCGACTTCATGAAAAGGTGTGTGCCGGAAATGCAGGGCGGCGAGGAGCAACGGTCGAACGACCAGGCGGTCGCTATTTGCTTGAGCATCTGGCGCGACGGCGACGACACCAGCAACAAGGCGGTGCGCCAGTGGTTCAAGATGAGCAAGATCAAGATGCCGATGGCGGCGTGGCTGAAGATGGCCGGCGAGGATTCCACCAGCCGCGAGGGCGGCGACGATAGCAGCAAGGACAAGGAAAAGAACGACGAGGCGGCCGAGGCGGTGCTGGGCGAAGTGTTGCTTTACGACGAGATCGGCAAGTCGTTCTGGGACGACAACACGGTCACCGCCAAGGCATTCGATGAAAGCTTGAAGGGCCTCGGCGACGATCTCGACGGTCTCACCGTGCGCATCAATTCGCCTGGTGGCGACGTGTACGACTCCATCGCCATCCACAACATGCTCAAGGATTATGCCAAGGCCACCGGCAAGCCGATCACCGCGCGGATCGACGGCATTGCCGCCTCGGGCGCCTCGCTGATCGCCATGGCGGCCGATCGCATCATCATGCCGCGCAACACCTTCATGCTGGTGCACAGCCCGTCGGCCATGGTCATGGGCGACCCCGAGGACCTCGACGCGGTGTCGAAAGAACTCAAGACCATGCGCAAGGAAATGGCGGCGGTCTACGCCGAGCGCACCGGGCAGGACGACGCCGACGTGGTGGCGCTGATGCGCCAGGACCGCTTGATGGCCGCCGACGAGGCCACCGAGAAGGGCTACGCCGACGACAACGGCGACGATGACGACGACGAGGACAACGGCAAGGACAATGGCAAGAACAACGGCAACGGCGATGACGACGGCAAGAAGGCGGTGCTGCGTTGTTGCTGGTCGCTCGACCGGCTACCGAAGGCAGTGGCCGAGTTCTTGAAGCCCCGGTTCGAGCTGGTGTCGCGCGAGGAAATGTTCGGCGAGCCGAAAGCGAAAGCGCCGCCGCAATCGCGACAGCGGCCGACGCCGCAACAGCGCCGGCAAGCGCGCCGCGAGCAGCAACCCGGCAATGTGGTCAGCATCGACCAGGCCAAGAGCCAAGGCCGCACCGAATACGCGGCCTATGTGAAAGAGGTCCAAGACCTCTGCATTCTGGCAAAAGCGCCGGTGATGACGGCGCAGAAGTTCATCACCGACAGCCTGCCGATTGCGGAAGTGCGGGCGAAGCTGTTAAATGCCCGCGCTGATGCGGATGCGCGTACCGTTATTGATCCGTACCACGGCACAGTGGTCGATACCTCGGCAACAGGCGAAGCCCGCAGTCGCGAGGAAGTCGCCGCAAGCTGGAAGTCGCACACCGATGCGGTCAACTCGCGCATGGGCTTCAAGTAACCGCTCGCTGATCAGAGGAGTCTAGGACATGGCCGATACGCCAGTGGTGCAAGCCGCGCAAGCGCCGATGCAGCCGTTGCCTCTTACCAAGCCGCTCTATGAGCTTCGCCACCCTGGCGAGTTTATTTTGACCGAGCAGCAAGGGCACTTGTCGCGCGAGAATGCAATCATCGCCTCCGGCAACGGCCCGATCGTGCCCGGTCAGGTGCTCGGCAAGATCACCGCCTCGGGCAAATACAACATCTACAAGCCGGCCGCAGTGGACGGCTCGCAGACCGCAGCGGCTATTGCGATCTATGGCGGCGACTCGACCAGCGCCGACTTGCCGGTATCGATCATCGCGCGGCTGGCGGAGATCAACGGCAACACCTTGGTCTGGGATGCCACGGTCAACACCGCGCCGCTTCGCGCCACCGCTTACGCGTCGCTCGCCGGCGCTGGCGTGATGATCGTCACGCGCGGCGACGCGGTGGCATCCACTGTGACCTATCCAGATCGGTAACTAGCGGCAACGGTGAACGCCCGCCCATAGGAGCTAACGACCATGTTAGACATCTTTCACCAAGACGCCTTCACCGTCATCGCGCTCACGGATGCGATCCAGAACGTCAAGTTCGTGCCGGGTCGCATCGGCCAGCTCGGCCTGTTCTCGACAACGCCGGTCGCCGTGACCATCATCGCCATCGAGAAACAGGGCGACATTCTGGTGCTGGTGCCGCCGACGCCGCGCGGCGGGCCGGGTATCACCACCGAAAAGGTCAAGCGCACCTTGCGGCCGTTCTTCGTGCCGCACTTCGAAATCAACGACGCGGTGATGGCCGAGGAAGTGCAGGGCGTGCGCCAGTTCGGCACCGAGCAGGCGGTCAAGACCATCCAGGGCATGTTGGCGCAACGCTTTACCGAGCATCAACGCTCGCTCTCGGCAACCGAGGAATATGCTCGGGTCGGCGCCATCAAGGGCATCATCCACTACGCCGACGGCTCGACGCTCAATCTGTTCACCGAGTTCGGGGTCACGCAGCCGCCGACGCTGGCGTTCAATCTGGCGACCGCCACGGCCGGCACGCTGCGCGAGTTCTGCCAACAGATCATCCGGCAGGTCGCCACCGTGTTGGAGGGCATCCCCTTCACCGGCCTGCACGCCTTCTGCAGCGACACGTTCTTCGATGCGTTGTTGACCAACGCCGAAGTGCGCTCGACCTACTTGAACCAGGTCGGCGCCGCCGAGTTGCGCCAGCCCTACATTCAGATGGGCGGCATCAGCTACGGCGAGTTCTACTTCGGGGGCATCACCTTCGAGAACTATCGCGGCTATGTCGGCTCGCAACAGTACGTCGACGCGGATTTCTGCTTCATCATTCCCGAGGGCGTGCCCGGTCTATTCCGCAGCTACACGGCGCCGGCCGACTACATCGAGACGGTGAACACTCCCGGCGTGCGGCTCTATGCCAAGCAGTACGAAATGCAGAACGGCAAGGGCGTGCACTTGGACGTGCAGATGAACGAACTCAATATCTGCACGCGACCGTCGGTGCTGCTCAACGGCAACATCGGCGCCGTGGCGTGGCCGGGGCTGATGGCGCGCGGGCCTGACGACCTGCCGCAACTGACTGCCGGCGATCAGGAAGCGGTGCGCGAGCACGCCGATCGCGAGCAGCAGCGCGAGCAGGAGACGCGGCACCGGCCCCGCCGCTAACGTGAAGGGCGAGACGTGTGTCGATCGACTGGAAAGCACTGGTCCTCGGTCCGTGCGAGGATATTTTCAGCATCCCGATAGAGGTGGTGCCGCTGGTCTCCATGCCGGTCACCGATGGCATCGTGCAGCCCTACAATGCGCGCGGCATCCTCGCCGACACCTACAGCGAAGTGACCATGGCCGACGGCTCGCTGCTGTCCGATCAGCGCGTCACCATCGGCATCAAGATGAACGAGTTTCCGGTGCTGCCGACCGTGGGCGATCAGGTCACCTTGTTCGATCCGTTCAGCGGCGCCGTGGTGGACACGTTCTGGGTTTCCAACAAATGGATTGACGGCCAGGGCGGCGCGCATCTGCAGCTTCGCCACTTCGCCGAAGGGCCGCCGATGGCGATGCCGGCGCGCCGGGAACTGCGGCGATGACGATCGTGGCCAAGATCGAGCAGCCCTTGCACTTCGTCAACTGCGACGCGATGCGGCTGCACAACGCCGTGGCCGCACTCGTGTTTCCGCTGGCGACGTGGTTCAAGACCAAAAAGATGACACCGATGCTGGTGGTGCAGCCGGAAAACCTGCCGCGCCTGTCGGTGTTCTTCCTGCGCGAAGTGGAAGCTTCCGACGGCAAGGCCGGCGAGCCGCATTTCCTCGCCAATCTGCACCTGGGCATCACCGGCTCGATCGTCTCCAGCGACGACGAGAACCAACTGCTCCAGCTTCAAACAAACATGCTGTTCTTCCGCCGCGCGATCTTTTCCAATCCGATGTTTCGGGTGCAGCAAGGCGTCGAAATGTACGAGTCGACCGACACGCGGATGAACTTCACGCGGATCGGCGAGACGCCGCTGGCCGAGTGCCAGACCGAATATGTGTTCAGCTATCGCACCGATTACCCACCGGAGCTGCCTGACGATCTCAAGCAGATCGTGGTGCAGCCGGTCGAGGGGCCGGATCTGATTAATGCCGGCGAGAACTATCCGTACATGGAGCCTCGGGTCTACAATATCCCGAGTGAAGACGACACACCGATTTCAGGAGGTCCCTAAATGGTCCAGAACACCGTCAATCTCGGGCAGCGGCAACGCCTGCAGAACGAAACGTCCTACGCCGAGCGGCGCCTGGGACGCTCGCACAACGTCGCGCGGCCGGCGATCACGCAGGTCAAGGTCAAGGGCTCTACGGCGCACACGCCGCCAGCGGCCGGCACCCCGGTGGTCATGGTCCTTGCCAAGAGCACCGAGCGCACCAAAGGCGCCGACGTGGCCAGGTGCATTACGCATCCGACTGGACCGGGCTTGAGCGAGGATAAGCCGACCGCGTGGCCGATGGACCGCTTCACCTTCCGGCGTCTGAAAGAGGGTGTTATTGTCCGAGCCGACGCCGCGCGAAAGTAGATCGACCAACCCGCTCGTGATGGAGGCTCACTATGCCCGTCTCGTTCAATCAGTTTCCGGCCGATTGGCGTATGCCTCTCTACTGGGTGGAGGTCGATAGTTCGCAAGCCGGCCTGCCGATCCAGACCTCGCCGGCCTTGCTGGTCGGGCAGATGTTCAGCCCGACCAGCGGCGTGCAGGACATTCCCATTCCGATCGGCTCCAAGTCGCACGCCGCTGCGCTGTACGGCAACGGCTCGATGCTGGAGCGCATGTTCAACACCTTTTTCGAGAACAACTTCTCCGAGGAAGTGTGGGGCCTCGGTCTGGCCGACCCTAGCGCCGGCATTGGCGCTAACGGCTCCATCGCCATCGCCACGCCGCCGACCGACAGCGGCACGCTCTCGGTCTACATCACCGATCAGCGGGTGCAGATCGCGGTCCACATCGCCGACACCACCGTCGAGATCGCCGCCAATCTGGCCGCCGCCATCAACGCCACGGCGAACCTGCCAGTCACCGCCACGGCCAACGCCAGCGCCGTCGATCTGGCCTGCAAGTGGGTCGGCTCGACCGGCAACGATATCTATCTCGGCGCCAACTTCTTCGGCGCCTTCGGCGGTGAAGTCTATCCGCCCGGTCTGACGCTGACCTTCACGCCGATGAGCGGCGGCACCGCCGCGCCCGACATGACGGCGGGCATAGCCAATCTTGGTGACCTGCCATTCGACTACGTGTCGATGCCGTACACCGACACCGAGTCGCTGTTGATGTGGGATAACGAGTACGGCTTCACCGACACTGGTCGCTGGGGCTGGATGCGACAACTCTACGGCATGATCTTCACCGCGCGCCGCGACACCTACTCGAACCTCATCATCTGGGGCATGGACCAGAACTGGGCGGTGATCTCCACCATGGGCATCGAGCCGACCGCGCCGTCGCCGGTCTATCTGTGGACGGCGGCCTATGGCGCCATGGGCGGGCGGGCATTCTTGAACGATCCGGCGCGACCGCTGCAGACCTTGATACTCACCGGCATCCTGCCGGCGCCGCTGCACCAGCGCTTCGACCTTTTGGAAATGAACGCGTTGGCCGGCAACGGGGTGGCGACGCAGACGGTCGAGAAGGGCCAGATTTACCCGATGATCATGCGGGAGACGACCGGCTGGCAATACAACAGCTACGGCCAGAGCGACGACGCCTACGAGCTGCTCACCACGCTCGCGACCTTGATGACGTTGCTGCGCTCGCAGCGGCAGGCCATCACCAGCAAGTTTCCACGGAGCAAGCTTGCGGACGACGGAACACCGTTCGGCATTGGTCAGGCGATTGTCACGCCGAAGATCATCAAGGCCGAGCTGGTGGCCGAATACGCCATCGACGAGTTCAACGGGCTGGTCGAGAACATGGCGGCGTTCAAGGCCAACCTCATCGTGGAACGAGATCCAAACAATCCGAACCGGGCCAACGTGCTCTATCCGCCCGATCTCATCAATCAGTTGCGCATCTTCGCGGTGCTGGCGCAGTTCAGGCTTCAGTACGACCGCGGCATCGATACGGTGGTCGCCTCGCAGATCGGCCCCGGAGGCGCCCCATAAGCACCGGGCGCCAGCACGAAATGACGTGCTTCAAACTGTCGGGGCGACTGTAAGCGCCCGGCGCCCGCATGATCTGGCAAACCGTCAAAGCGCCGTGGTGGGATGACAAGCCGGTGGCGCTGGTCGCCAACGGCCCGTCGCTCAAAGGCTTCGATTGCGGCAAGCTGGTCGGCCGTTTTCACATACTGGCAATCAAGGGCGCGATCTTCGATCTGCCGTTCGCCGACGCCGGCATCGGCCTCGATATGCCGCGCTACATGGAATGGTGCCACCGGCTCGCCAAGGTGCCCTATCCGGTCTATTGGGCGTTCCCCGAAATCCAGCATTTCCGCGTGCGCAACGTGCTCGGCAAAAACATCATCGTGCTCAAGCGCGGCGGCAAGGAAGTGCCGTCCAACCGAGCCGATGTCATCAATGGTGGAGGATCTTCCGGCTATGCCGCGATCGAGCTTGCGATGCACAAGCGGGCGCGGCAGATCGTGTTGCTCGGTTTCGACTACACCGCAAACGGCGGCCGTGTGATGCATGTCAACGATACGCCGTACAAGGCCAGTAGATTTCAGACCGCAGACGCGTGGATACGATGGGCGCGCAACATTGATAATATGAAGCCGGCGCTGGAGCGGGCTGGCGCCGAAATGGTCAACGGCTCGCCGGCCAGCCGCATCAAAGCCTTTCCCCGGATGACACCAGATGAGGCCATTCAGCATTTTCATAGGCTACGACCCGCGCGAGGCGGAAGCGTTTGCGGTCTGCCGGTACTCGATCCGAGCGCGGCTGGCACAGCCGGTTGAAATCTTCGGCCTTGAGCTCGAGCGGCTGACTCGCGACGGGCTCTACAAGCGCGAGCACGAGCTGCGCGGCCGGCCGGCGCAGCTCTGGGACCGGATCAGCGCAGCGCCGATGTCCACCGAGCACGCCATCGCCCGCTTTCTGGTCCCGCATCTTGCCGGCGAAGGGCTGGCGCTGTTCATGGATGGCGACATGCTGGTGCGCGGCGACACCGACCTCGGGCTGTTGCCGATGCTGGTCAACGAATGGTCGGCGGTGTCGGTGGTGAAGCACCGGCAGCAGCCGACGCGGGCGCGCAAGAAGAACCATCAGAAACAGACCAGCTACTCGCGCAAGAACTGGTCGAGTTTCATGGTGTTCAACTGCGACCATCCAGCAAACAAACGTCTGACGCTCGATCTGATAAACGGCATTCCAGGCCGCGATCTGCATCGGTTTTGTTGGTTGGAGGACGAAGAGATCGGCACGCTGCCGCCCGAGTATAACTTTCTGATCGGCGTCAGCGATCCAAACATCGAACCCAAGGTGCTGCACTTCACCGAGGGCGGGCCGTGGTTGCCGGCATATCGGCAGGTGCCGTATGCGCGTGAGTGGAAAGCGGAGCAACAAAAGTGGCTGCACACGGCCTGACTGTCGCCTGCGTTCGCACCGGCACCAAATACGGCAACCAATACGTCGAGCGGCTGCGCAACGGGGTGGCGCGGCATCTGCATCGGCCCTATCGGTTTGTTTGCTTGACCGACCAGCCCGAGCGCATCGCCCAAGTCGAGTACGAACCGATCGGCGATCTGCAACTCCCCGGCTGGTGGGCCAAGATGTATTTGTTTGCTCATAACTGGCGCTATGGCCAGCGCGTGATCTTTCTTGATCTCGACATGGTTATCTGCTCCGACATCGGCAAGCTGGCCGAGGTGACCGAGCCATTTGCGATCTGCGACAACTTCACCCGCCGTGCCGGTGGCCACTGGCCGTGCCGGTATTCGTCGGCGTGCATGGTGTTTAACCCGGAGCTTGACAGCGGCGTGTGGGAGCGCTTCGAGCAAAACCGTCGCGGCTACATCAAGGGGCCGTATGAAAAGTACGGCGATCAGAGAATCATCGAACTGCTTTACCCGAATGCGGCGCTGTTGCAGCCGAAGGTCGGCGAGCACTTCTTTCTGCACTATCGCTGGCTCACCCGCAATCGGCCGGCGAACGTGGCGGTGGTGGTCTTTGCCGGCCGCAACAAGCCCGACAACACGGCGATTGATTGGGTGAAGCGCGAGTGGTATTGATCGGGCTTCCCCGAACAGAAGAGGTGACACATGGCCTCACGCATCGCGGGCATTGCCTTCCTCAAGGTGGACGGCAATCAATATCCGCTGCGCGGTAACTTCGACGTGTCGCCGTCGGCGTTCACGCGCTCGGGCATTGCCGGCCTCGACCAGGTGCACGGCTACATGGAGCTGCCGCGCATCCCCTACATCGAGGGCGACGTTTCGCTCGATCCGGCGCTCTCGACCGAGAATGTCGAGGCGATCACCAACTCGACGGTCACGGCCGAGCTCGCCAACGGACACACCTACGTCTTGCGGCAGGCATGGTGCACCGACGCGCTGGTGCTGGTCGCTCACGACGGCATGGCGCGGGTCCGCTTCGAAGGTATCTCCTGCGACGAGTTGTTGCCGTAACTGCCCGAATGGCCCTATTGGGGCAAACGGGGCATTGCATGGTGACTACATGGCGCCGCAGCGTCACGCAATCGCCGGCGGCGAGCAAAAAGCCTGGAGAAGTAGGAAGTTGATGCAAGCTGCTTCTCGCGAAACATCGATGGAAAGGAGTCCGTATGGACCAAGCGACGTTCGACCGGGCACCGCCGCAAAGGCCCGCTGCTAGACCCCCACCTCCCGGCCCTACGGCGGCCAACGGTCCAGACGAACCGGCCCCGGCCCCTCCACCCCAAGCGCCCGAAGAACTCGCACCAGCGCCCGCCGCTATAGCGCCTGATGATGCCCCGGAGCTGCAGCGAAGGCTGGAGCAAAAGTGGCCGATGGTCTTCTACCTGTCCAAGACGGTGGTGGCTCATGGTGACCGGGTCGATAAGCTATCGTTGCGCGAGCCGACCGTGGCCGACATCGAGCGCCACGGCAATCCGATCGAGCTGCGCTGGAATAACGACGGCACCTACGTCGCCAGTCCAGTCGCCAAGGCCATGGTGCCGATGCTGGCCGATCTGGCGGCGGTGAACCATCAAGCAATCCGGACCATGTCGGTCGCCGACTATCAGGGCATCGCCACGCTCGTTGCCAGTTTTTTTCTACCGGCTTGGGGTCTGACGCCACGCAGCCCATCATCGTCGCCTACAAGCTAGCGAAATACTACGGCGTGCATCCCGACGAGTTTTTGCGTCACTCAATCAGCGAGCTTTACCGACACTGGCAGCGCACCAATCAACTAGAAGCGCAGCTTCAAGCCGAGGCCGAGGACAATGGCTGATCGCGAACTGAAGTTCAGAGCCACCGTCACCGGCGACGCCGAGAAGGCGCTCGAACGAATCCGCACCGCGCTCAACAATGTCGGCAAGCCGAGCGGCCGCGACCATCGCGGCGAACTGCCTCGGCAGATGAAGCAACTACAAGAGAGCATGGTCGGAGTGCGCAAGGAGGTGACGCAATCCTTCGCGCCGGCCATGGAGGCGTTCGGGCTGTCTACGGCCGGCGTCGCCGCTTCGGTCATCGGCCTGACCAAGGCGATGTCCGGCTTTGCGCGCACCGCCGTCGATATCAGAAACTTCGGGCAAGCGGTCGGCATCCTGCCGCAGCGCGTGGCGGCGCTGGAGGCGGCGTCAGAAGCACTCGGCTATCGCGGCGACCTGCGGCAAAATCTGCAGACCTTTGCCACCTTCCTGGCGACGATCCGCAAAGACCTATCGGGGCATTTGATTGATCCGCAGGGCTGGCAGCGAGCGGTGGCGCAGTTCGGCGCCCACGGCCAAGAAGCGTTGAAGTTCCTGAAACAGCTACAAGATGACGCCGGCGACACCGAGAAGGCATTCGGCGACCTGTTCGACTTCTTCCAGAACAAGCCGATCGCGGTGAAGCGCAACATTCTGGAAACGCTCGGGCTCGATCCCAATCTCGCCACCACCATCCGCAGCATCGATGATCTGAAAAAGGCGCTGAAAGAACTCGGCGACGTGAAGATACTCGACCCGGAAAAAGCCGAAGCCTACGAAAAGGCGTGGGCGAAGATGTCCGCGGCGTTCAGCAACTTCGAGGTTGCCGTCAGCACCAAGGCGATCCCGACGATGACCAAGCTGACCAGCGCCGCGACCGACTTCATCAACGATCCAAGCTGGAAGAAGTTTTTCAAGATCATCGGCGATATCGACCAAGCGACTTCGGTGCCGTTGCCCGGTGGCTTCGGTCCGGGCTTCGCCTCGCCCTACACGCCGACCGGGCCACCGACGCCGGCGCCGCCACTGCCGAAGGGATTCACGCCACCGGGCGAGGGGCCGCTGGTGTTCGATCCGGCAACCGGAAAGTTCGTCCACGAAAAGCCGAAAGGCTATCAGACCGGATCGAGCTTCGTGCCGCAGACCGGGCTCGCCATGCTGCACGCCGGCGAGGCGGTGATCCCGGCGCGTGAGAACATTCATGGCGGCGGTGCGGTGCCGCCGTTGCAGGTGGTCGGCGATCTGCGCAAGTCCACCGACGACGAGAAGAAGGCCACCGACGAAAACACCAAAGAACTGAAGCGGCTCAACGATCTATTGCAGCAAGCGATGCTGACAGGCCAAGGCCCGCTCGGCGCTGGCGCTGGTGCGGGCGGTGGTGGACCGGGCGTCGGCGGTGGTGGTGGTGGGCTCGGTGGCGCCGGCCCCGGTGGTGGCGCTGGCGGCGGCGGCGGTGGCGGCGGCGGCGGTGGCGGCCCCGGTGGTGGAGCTGGAGCCGGCGCTGGGGCGGGCGATGGCAAGACTGACGGCACGACACCGGCAGCAGCCGATGCTTACAAGCTGCCGGGCAAGGAAGGGGTGTCATCTGTTGCAGAAGCCCAAGCCGCAGGCATCATGGGCAAAGACGGCGGCGCCGCAGGCGCAGGCGCAGGCGGCCTCGGCGGCAATGTCCAAGGCGCTGCGGTCGGAGTCAAAGGCGGCAAGGTCGACCCGACAAGCCTTTATCGAAATCTCGTCGAGAAGTTTCGCAACTCGAAACTCAAAGGCTATGTGCCGCCTGACGGTCCGAAGTTCGGCATCAAGACCGGCTCGCCGGAAGAATGGGCGCGCTTGGGCGTCGCCTTGGCATCGCAGGAATCAAGCTTCCGCGTGCAGGCGCGCGAGACGGGCTTCGGCGGCAATATGGCCGGCCTCTATCAGTTCGGTCCACAGGATTTGAAGCGCCGTGGCTTGGGCACCGACATAACCAACGTCAACAACCAGATCACGGCGATGATCGGCGAGTTGGAGAAATCCAAGACCGAGGGCGGGCTGGCGACCGGCTCAAAGGCGACGGGTTGGAAGGGCGCGCAGCATTATTTCGGACCATTCCGTCGGCCGCAGGAAGTTCTCAAGCACATGGGCGAAGCCGAGCAAATAGCCAAAGGCGCGGGAGCAGTACCCGAGTCGGGCGCCGCTCCCTCGGGCGGCGCCTTGCCGCATTGGGACGCCAGTAAACTCGGCAAAGCCTTGTCCGGTGGCACCACTGCCGACGTTTCTGATACCGGCTATAGCGGCACCGGCGGCTTCAACTTCATGGGCAGCGCGCGAGCGCAGGCGATGGGGATGGGCGACGTCACGCCCTACAGCGCGGCGGCGCAACAGAGGTTTGAGACTGGCATCAAGAGCGGCGGCCCGGCTTACATCAAAGCCAACAAATACGCCGGTCGTGACATGGCCGGCTTCTTGAAAGACCTGCATGATGTCGGGGCGCCACTTGGCGCCTTCGCTGGCGCCTATGTGCCCAAGCCGCGGCAGCACGGTTACGGCAACGCGCTCGATATCGAAACCGGATTTGGCAAGTGGGGGCTGCACGGTCGCGATAGCAGTCCGGCCTTGGCGGCTTGGGCCGAGGCGCATCCGAAAGAGTTTCAGTCGATTCTCGACCGCCATCACATGAAAAATCTCGATGTCCCGTTGGGCGGCGGCAAGAGCGACTGGGGCCATTTCGAGTGGTCGCCGACCGGCCGGGCAGCACCGGCCGATATTTCGAAAAAAGAGCATCCGGTCGATGTCGCGATGAAGCGCCAGCACCATAGCGGGATTCTCGGCACCGCGAAGGTCGCCGTCGACTTCAAGAACCTGCCGCGCGGCGTGAAGACCAGCGTGCAAGGCGACCGCTTCTTCAAATACGTCGACTTCCACAAGAGCCGGCAGATGGCCGGCGCCGATGACATCGGGCACTTGGGCTGATGGCCTACAAGAGCAACAGCGCATGGCGGCAAAGCCTCAAGCCGGCGTCGTTCCGGAACGTGCAGTTCTTGGTCGATATTTCCGCGCAGGGCGGTGGTCGGCGCGGCGTGCTGCACGAATACCCGAAGCGCGACACGCCGTATTGGGAAGACATGGGCCGGCGCGCCCGCCATCATCCGGTGCAGGGTTATCTGATCGGCTCCAACTACCTGCCGCAGCGCGACCAACTGATCGCGGCGCTCGATGCGGCCGGCAACGGGATGCTGGTGCATCCGCTGCTCGGCGCCATGGTGGTGGGCTGCGATCACTGGACCTGTCAGGAATCGCGCGAGCGCGGCGGCTACTGCACCTTCGAAATGGCGTTTTCGGAAGCCGGCTCGCCGGCGAACGCGAGCGCGCTGACTGATACGCAAGCGCAGACGCAGATCGCGGCCAACAGCGCCGATCAGACGGCGGTGAGCACCTTCGCCACCATCACGCAACCGCCGCCGACCACCAGCGCGCCGCCCGAGAACGCGGCGCCGCCGCAACTGCCGCCGGTCGACGCGCCGCCCCAGGACGCCGCCTTCGGCGGGCCGCCGAGCTCGACGGTGACGACACCGGGCAACACGCCCGGTGAACCGCCGTCAGTAGTCAACCCGCCGTTCGGAGGAACCTGATGCCGATCCTGACGCCGATGGCGAAGCTGCCGAACAAGGGCGACCGCGACGTCTTCGTCGGCGTCGTGCAGGGCACGCTCG